CAAGAATTGTGTTCTTACCAGAGGAATTAAAGTAGAGCAATTGCCTACATTTGATATTGAATATTTGTTTTTAAATATTCGTGGTAAGTCTGTAGGAGAGGAAATCGAAGTAAATATCATCTGTCCTGATGATGAAGAGACACAAGTCTCTGTCAAGATTGATCTTGAATCGATCAAAGTTCAGAAGAACGATGATCATAAGAAACAAATTAAAGTTGATGATAACATTATGATGGAGATGAGATATCCATCTCTTGAACAATTCATTAAGAACAACTTTGATTTTGAAGACAAGAATTCAATGGATCAATCCTTTGAATTGATTGCAACTTGTATTGATAAGATCTTTACTGAAGAAGAAGTCTGGGCAACTGGTGATTTTACAAAGAAGGAAATGAATGAATTCCTTGAGCAAATGAATTCATCTCAGTTCAAAGAGATTGAAAAGTTCTTTGATACGATGCCTAAACTGTCGCATACGGTCAAGGTAAAGAATCCACAGACAAAAGTTGAAAGTGAAGTTGTACTTGAGGGACTGGCATCTTTTTTCGCATAGCTCTAGTTCATATGAACTTGATGAGCTATTATAAACTAAACTTTGCCTTGATGCAGTATCATAAATATTCATTGACAGAAATAGAAAATATGATACCGTGGGAGAGGGACATCTATGTTGCTCTACTTCAACAACACCTTGAAGAAGAAAAGTTAAAACAGCAAGCAAATGGATCTTGATGACCTCCTGAAATCTATAAGAGAAGAAGGTACAGGAGGTAAGATCGTCCCTGCCAAATTTTTTGGTGAAGATAAGTACGACAAATACTACAATGAACTTCTTAGTGAAGGAAGAATAAAGGGTGATAACCTCACTCCTGATGAGAGAAAGGAAGGTGTCAAGGCATATAGAAAAGGTAAGGTTAAATTTCAGAACTTCGTTGATAGAGTTTTAGAAAAAAAGAAAAGAATTGAAGTTGAAACTAAACGCACACCATCTATTGGTGCTGGTGGTGCATTAGTAATCAGAAAAACTACTATTGATCCTAGTTCTTTTAAGAGTGAAGAAACTCAAGAAAATCTTGAAGAAGTTTTAAAAGGCATTGATTCAATTCTTGAAACCTTGAAGAAGGATCAAGAACTTGAAAAGAAAAAAGCAGCAGCAGATAAGAAGAAACAAGAGAATGAGAAGAGAAAACTTCAAGAAGAAAAATTAGAGAAAAGATTTGAAGGTCTAAGAAAAGCATCTGAAAAGATTATCAAACCAGTCAAGTCTATTCTTGATAGGATTATTGGTTTCTTCACAAAGGTAATTTTAGGTAGGATTGTATTTAAATTAGTTGAGTGGTTAGGAGATCCTAAGAACCAAGGTAAGGTAAATTCAATTATCAATTTCCTTACTGATTTTGGTCCAAAATTACTATCACTTTATCTTCTCTTTGGAACAGGCATTGGACGATCACTTAGAAAACTAACGGCACTCTTGATCAAAGGTGCAATTAGACTTGGTGCTGCTACATTATTACTTCTCAAGAAAATGGGATTCCGCAAGGCAGGTGGTCTTGCCAGAGGATTGTTGGGTCCAAGGGGTAAAGCACTTGCTGGAGTTCTTGAACTTGCTGGGACAGTTGCTGCAGTTGGTGCTCTTTCTAAACTATTACAAGGTGCAGAAGAAACTGACACAAAGCAATCAGAAGGAAAATCTCCAGAAGCACAAGCATTTAATCAAGGTGGTAAGGTAGAGGGTCCTTCTGGTATTGATAAAGTTCCTGCTATGCTTACGGCAGGTGAATTTGTTATGAGTAAAGGTGCCGTACAAAAGTATGGTGTCGATACATTGAAGGAGATGAATGCCTCTGGTGGGGGCACGAACAAACCTAAAGTAATTCAAAATAAACTTTATGCACAAGGTGGTGGATACATTGGTGAGGACAAGGAGAAACCTCCTACAAGAGGTTTAAGACCTATCATCCCACAAGCAACATCACCTGTTACAAATATATTCCAGCAGCAAGGACTTGCTAGAGGAACAAGAGCAACTGCTGGATTTACTGGAATGGGTAAACCAGGTTTTGATGCTATCAGTGGTGGTGCCAAGTATATCCAATCAAGCAAACCACAAATCTTAGGACGTGGTGCATATAGTGCTCCTACTTTAAAAGGGGCAATGAGATATGCTGGGGCTCAGGGATCACTTGGTGGATCTCAAGTTCCTGGTGGGGTAATTAGAACGATTGTTCCTGGAGGAGCAGCAAGAATTCCTTTCCTTGAACCACAGATGAAGGTTGCACCCACAACCTTTGACAAAGGAAGATTGCTTGCTAACAAATTGCAATCTGGATACAGACCTAATAGTGCTTTGGCAAACAGACTCAGAGGACAAATGGCATCTGGTGCTGGAAGATTGCCTAGATTTAATATTGGTAGATTAAAAAATCTAAGAGGGGGATCACCACTACAGTTGATTGCAAATTTGGCATTGGGTAATGTGCTTGATAGAGGTGTTGAAGCTGTAAGTAAACCTCTAGGTAATGCATTAACAAGAACCATATTGTTTGCCATGGGTAAAGAAGAGAAGGCAAAGCAAAGTAACCCGCAACTTTATGGAATGTCTGGTCCTTCTCTTACTATGAACATGGTGAAAAATTATAATGCACAGGTCGAACAAGGTGGATTATCAATTGGAATGAACTCCATTCCAAGAAATTACAACCAAGCAAAGATTGCAACAACTGTCAGTCCATCTGTAAGTTTGCCAAGTCCACCAGTAAGACCACAAGCAAAGGTCACTGTGGTTGATGGTGGTGCTACTGTAAGTCAGACTGCAATGGAAACATCAGCAGCATCTTTTGTTCCACCTATTCCTTCACCTCCAAAGTCTACATCCAAGTCCAAAATCTTAGGCATCCCTCTCCCCTTCTAACCGATGGCAGTAAATACTAAACTTCTTCTTCCATCATCTGCAACACAACCAAAAGTTGGTGGAGACTATACAAAGAAACTCAAAGTAAAAGTTATCAGACTTGATAAACTTTTGAAGGGTTCTGTCGCAATTAAAAAGGATGAACTCAATGAATCAAAGAGAGAGGTAAGTGAAGATAGAAAGGAAGAGATTGAAGAAAAGTTAGAAACCAAACCTGGAAAAGAAAAGGAAAAGATTACCAAGAAAATTAAACCTAAGATGGGTATCTTTGGGTTTATAAAAAACTTTATTGGCAACATTCTCTTAGGTTTCTTTGCAGTAAGATTAGTAGATCAACTTCCAAAATTAGTAGCAATTGCATCTGTAGTAGGCAAGGCTGCTGACTTTGTTATTGATGTCGGTGGAACATTACTCAATGGTCTAGCAAGTTTTATTGATCTTGGATACTCAGTCTCTGAAGGAACAAGAGATGTGCTCAAGAACTTGGGTGGTGAAGATGTTGTCGGATTATTTGATGGTATAATTGATAAAGTTTCATTCCTGATTGATGTCCTTGTCATCTCCACTTTAACCGGTGGTAAGGGTATAGGTGACTTTTTAAGCATTGGTGGAGATTTTGTAAACCGACTAGCAAAATTCAAAATTCCTAAGTTACCTAGTATTTCACCTAAAGATTTAAAAAAATTAACTAAGAGGAGAGGACCAACTGGAATTGACACTTCACTTGTAGAAGTAAGACAATCTCGTGCTCAAATTAAAAAAGATTTAAGAGAAGAACGTGAAATTAGAAAGCAAGAGAAATTTTTAAGAGCAACTTCTCCATCTAGAAAATTAATAAGAAAAACATTAACATCTTCTTTTGCTGAAGAAAGATCATCTCAATTAAAGAAAAAATTTGTCCCAAAAACTCAACAACAAATAAACAAAGAATTAATTGCATCTGGTTATGAGGTAGGGCAAGGAGGAAAACCAACACCAAGAGATGGAAGAATTCTTCGTAAGATGACAAAGGAATCTGATCCGAATGTTGTAAGAAGTTTAAGTAATAATCTTTCCTCTGCAAAACAAAAAAGAGTTTCAACTAGAAGAATTCTTGAAACTTCAGGTATTGAGGGACCAGTTACACTTGCCAGGACAAGGGGTGCTCAAATAAGTGCTAGAACATTTGAGGTTGCAGAAAGACTTGCAAGAAAAGGTGATGCTAATTCACTTAAAAAAGCAGATATACTTCTTAGAGCACCTGGATCTCCTCAAGCAAAAAGGATATTGCGACAAGAAACTGATGTTTTTAGAAGAGCTGCGAGACCTAAAGCTTTGTCCATAGCAGGAGCAGAGTCATCTGGTGTTTTAAGAAAATTGAGAGGTGCAAGAGGTGCATTTGCATTAGAGACAGTGCTTGCTGGTGTTGATTTTTACGAAAGAACTCAGCAAGGACAAACTGTTGGACAAGCATCTGCTGGTGCTGTGTCTGGAGCTGTTGCTGGAACCGCTGGATTTACAGCAGCATCTGCAATTGCAGCAAAAATTCTAGCACCAGTTTTAGCTGTTCCGATTCCCGGTGCTAGATTATTATATGGACTTGGTGTGCTTGGTGCAGGTGTCATGGGATCCATGGGATTAGGTGGGATTGTTACGAGTGAGGTTGATAAACTCACTGGTGTAGAACAGAGAAATGAAGGTGGTCCTATAAGAAGAGCACCTGAAATAGAAACTAATAAAAAACCAAAGCAAATATCACCCCCTCAACCAACCAGATTTGATCCTGATGGGGATGCAAGAATCACCGAAATGTCTAAACGTTTGGACAAGGTTGATTACTTTGGACCTATCTTAGGAATCACAGGTAAAATCTTGATGGGTCAATCTCCTGACTCTCAAGACTATAGGAATGTTGGTCTTGGTCTGTCAGGATTCATTCAAAGGGCATCTTTGCTTGGATTAGTTCAATCTATCAACGGATATAATCAGGGTGGTTCGGTTGATTTCATGTCGAAACTTGGTGAAGATATTACATCTTGGATTGCCGATACTTTTAGGAGCCTAATTACTAAACCAGCAATGAACGTAATTTCATTTGTCCGTGAACTATTTGTTACACCTATTGAAAAATTGCTTGATGGTCAGATGAACGATCCTAGTAGGAGTAGAAATATGTTTGGATTCAATCCACCTTCACTACCACCATTGATGGCACCTCCATCCATTAGTGCATCTGCATCCTCTAATAAAATAGAGTATGATTTATTACAGCAAGACCCTGAATTTGCTAAAGAAGTCTATAGACTATCTAAAAAATATAATATAAATCCCTCACATCTCTTAGGATTGATAGCATCTGAGTCAGGATTTGATCCTGAAGCAAATAATGGAACACACGTTGGGTTGATACAATTCAGTAAAGAAAGTGCTAAGTTAGTGGGATCATCTCAAGCAAAGATTCTTGAAATGAATCGTGCTCAACAGATGAAATTGGTTGAAAAGTATTTTGATTATTGGGGACTGCCAAAAGGTGCTGGTCCTGGTCAACTCTACATGTCTGTATTCTTACCATCATACACAAATAAAGCATCTGATTATGTTGTGGCAAAGAAAGGAGAGGCATGGTATGATGACAATGTTGGACTTGATGTAAATCAAGATGGTGTTATTACACCTTCAGACTTGGATGGTAGAGTCCTTAAAAAGATGGAAGAGTTTGGCATTCCTGCTGGACCATCAAAAACTGAAGAAAAAGAAGAGACATCTAGTGATGATAAGAGACATCCTGGTAGTATCACTGCAGGTAAACTTGGCAAATATTTGTATCAAGTATTGAATTCACCTAAAGATTTTCAGGCAGTCACAGAACACTCAGAGTTTGGTGGTGTTGTTGGAAGACATGCTGAAAATTCATATCATTATTCTGACAGGGCAATTGATATTGGTGCTTATACTTGGGAGCAAGAAAAAATTCTTAATGCAATTAGAAAATTCAATGAGATCAATGGAGTATCTCCTGTAGAACTTATCAGTGGATATGATGATCCCATAGGACACTCTGATCATGTCCACGTCGCATATCAAAAGGGTGGATTTGTTCCTAGAAATGTATCTGCATTCTTGCATAAAGGTGAGATTGTTGTTGACGCAGACAGTGCAGGACCAGCAAAGAATATGCTGCTTGCTATCAACCAGGCAAAGGATAGTAAGGGTGTCATGAAAGCAATCGCAGAATATGCACCATACGATATGATGTCTGGTGAGACTGTCATCGTTGACAGAAAAGAAATCATTGATAATACTCAACCACAACCTGTACAATCTGCACCTATCATCATGCCTGTTGGTGGATCAGACTTCTTTGATAGTCTTGATTTTGTTGGGTAAATAGTGGTAAGAGGTAAATAAGATGACAGTAACACCACGTTCTTCTAATCCTGGCAAGATTGAAGCAATACAAATTGTATCAAACAAACCACCAAGGAAAGATGTAAGTCTCCTTGGAGGTTTGATATCATTAGTGTATTATGAAAGTATTGTAAGTGATACTGTAAGAGCAACAATCACATTTGCAGATACTGGTGTCATTGAAGGTGATGCTACAAATGGTGTCAGTGTACTGGAAGGACTTCCAATCGTTGGTGAAGAAAGAGTCAAGATAAAATTTGAGGATAATAATGAAGTTAAGATTGGTGATAAACCTGAGTTGACTTTGTATGTAAATAAAGTAACTCCCTTATCGGATGATACAAGAAAAACTCTTGTTCAACTTGATTTGGTATCGAAAGAATTTATCTTAAATGAAAAGACCAGAATCACAAAGAGATATGATGGAAAGATTTCTGATAACGTCAATAAACTTTTAACAGATTCTAACTCAATTGGTCTAAAGACAGAGAAAAATGTAGATATTGAACAGACATCAAACAACTTCAATTACATTGGTAATAATAAGAAACCTTTTTATGTAATCAACTGGTTATCAAAAAAAGCAATCTCTGCACAGAATCAAAA